TCCCCATCATTCCCTGTTATGGCAAAGAGCTAAACGTAAAAGGCGAGACGATTTATCGTGGCGTTATTCGTTACGCGAAAGATCCTCAGCGTATATATAACTACACGCGAACGGCCAGCGTTGAGCAGGTTGCACTCGCGCCAAAAGCGCCGTGGGTTATTGAGGAAAGACAAATCGGCGACCACAAAGCGATGTGGGAAAATGCCAACGTTAAAAACTTCTCAATGCTTCCATATAAAAACGTTGCCGGTGTCTCACCACCAATGCGACAAGCACCTCCACAACCATCTACTGGCTGGATTTCTGAATCGCAAATAGCTGATCAAGATATCGACGCCGCTAGTGGTATGTATAAAGCGTCTCTAGGTGCGCCAAGTAACGAGCGATCTGGAAAAGCAATCAATGCTCGAAAAGTTGAAGGGGATGTTGGCACTTATCACTACCATGATAATCGCGCTATGAGCCTCCAGCACACTTATGAAATTCTTGTCGATATGATCCCTCGCGTATACAACACCAATCGCGTTGTTCGAATTCAGACAGTTGAAGATAAGGACGCGATGATTGAAATAAATAAACAAATATTCGATCAAAAAACACAGCAATGGGTAAGTCTTTATGATTTATCTCTGGGGAAATATGACGTGTCTGTTGATGTTGGTGCTAGTTACACCACTCAGCGTCAAATGGCATCGGAAAGCATGATGGAGCTAATTCAATATGCACCTCAGCTCGCTGGAAAAATTATTGACCTTATCGCTAAAAATCTTGATTGGCCTGGTGCCGACGAGATTGCTGCTCGATTAAAAGACAATCGCCCGACCACAGAACAAGTCCAGCAACAAATTCAACAGGCTACTCAGCAAGCAGTGAATCAGGCGATTAATGGTGAGCGTTATCAATTGGATATGTTCAAAGCAAAAACAGATCGAATGTCGAAAATACGAAAAGCAGAAAATGATGATGACTCACTTGAGATAGAACTATTAAAACTACTCGAAGAATCTGATGAAGATATCAGGGGACGAGTGACTGAATTAATTTCCCAATTAGGCGAAAGCCAACAACTTGGCGCAGGCCAGCAACAGGGCATGAGCCAACAGCGAGGCGTACCAGCAGGCGCTTCAGAGGCAGTAATATGAGTGAAGAAACACAATCAGTTATTGATGGTGAAGAGCAACAGTTAGATGTTGATCAGTTATCAGTAGCTGGGAATTCAGATGATAGTCATGAAACGTTAACTGACAAAAATAAAGCGTCAATTAGTGCGAAACGAAACTGGATGGTGTGATTAACCCGCCTGCTATAAGGCCGGAAAGGGTTAATTATGAAACCGAAGAAGATTATGAGGATGCGTTGTATGACTTTAGGCAGTCGTCAACGAGTCAGTCAGTTCCTGTTGAAAAACCTGTTACATCTGAACCCGCCAGACAACTTGTCTCGCAAGATATTCATGATAACTGGTTAGATCATATTGAGCTGGCTAAAGAAAAACATCCTGATTTTAAAGAAAAACTTGAAGCTATTCCTTTTAACTATATGACCAATGCAATGACAGCATCAATCATGGAGTCGGAATGTGCGGGTGAGTTGGCTTACTTCCTCGGTTGTAACCTACCTGAAGCTAGTCGTATATCTCAATTGAGTATGGCGGGACAGGTAAGGGAAATAGACAAACTTAGCAATAAGTTTAAATCCACAACATCCAACGCCCCCACACCGATTGACCCCATGAAAGGCTCCGATTCTCCAGTCGCTGATGTCGATAAGATGTCAATGAAAGAGTATGCCGCTTACATGAATAAAAAACAGTTTGGAGGGCCATAAAAACTTAGGAGTTTTTAGTGTCCAATACTAACCTCACGATTGACCAGATCACCCGAGAAGGTCTTAGAATATTAGTTAATAACCTGGGCTTTGCCCGAAATACCAACAAAGAATACGACGACTCTTTTGCCAATGATGGTGCAAAGATTGGTGATACCTTGCGTATTCGAAAACCTGCACGTTACACCATAAGAACCGGCGCAGCCTTAGACGTTCAGGATCACACTGAAACAAAAGTTGATCTACAACTGAGCACACAAGCCGGTGTCGATGTGAACTTTACATCAAAAGAATTAACGCTGGATATAAGTGATTTTTCTGATCGTGTATTAAAACCAGCAATGGCAACCATTGCTAATAAAATTGATTTAGACGGTCTTGCTTTATACAAAGATGTTTATAGTTCAGTCGGCGTGTTGGGTACACCTCCGGCAGATGCACCTGTCTTATTGAGCGCCAATCAAAAAATGGATGAGATGGCATCACCGCGCGATGGCGAACGATGTCTAGCGATTGACCCTGCTGGTAATGCTGCGCTGGTCAACGGCCTTAAAGGTCTTTTTCATTCCAGCGGGAAAATAGATGCCCAGTATAGGAAGGGCATGATGGGCATGGATACTCTGGGATATAAAGAAATTTATATGGATCAGAATGTGAATGTGCACACTACTGGTGACCAGGGGGATTTAACTTGTCAGGTCAATGATACTGTCTCTGAAGGTGACAGTACTATAAGCATTGATACCATTGGTAGTGCAGTGGCTAACGCTAGCGTAAAAAAAGGCGACACGTTTACTATCGCTGGTGTCTATGCCGTTAACCCTCAAAACAGAGCGACAACTGGATCTCTTCAACAGTTTGTTGTTACTGCTGATAAAACAGGAACCACTACAGCGATAACTGATATTGCTGTTTCGCCTGCATTTAAATCGACTGGCTCATTCCAAACTATTGACGCCCTGCCTCTTGATGATGCTGTCGTTACCTTTTATGCAATATCGTTAAGTCAATCACCGCAAAACATTGCCTATCACCGTGACGCCTTTACTTTGGGATCAGCCGATCTGATTTTACCTAAAGGTGTTGATTTTGCTTCGCGTCAAGTCCATGAGGGTTTGTCTATGCGGATCGTTCGCGATTACGACATTAACAATGATGCATTGCCTTGCAGGATTGATGTTCTATACGGCTGGAAAACTTTGTATCCAGAACTTGCGTGTCGTATCTGGGGTTAATAGTTCTACGGGGGAATCAGGTTTTTCAAAAGACCTAACTTCCCCGTTATCTTTTTTGGAGAAAAATAAATGTCTTTAGAACAAATAGGTAAAAACTCAACTGATGGCTGCGTTGTTCCAGGTCAGCATGTTGAAACGAGTGCAAGTGGTTCAGCAACAAGAACATTGACGGCTGCCGAATCCGGTGGCGTCTTTTTCTGGGATGTCGCAACGGGTGTTGATTACACATTACCTACACCTGTTGCAGGTATGCGGTTTAGTTTTTATGCGACCGTCTCGGTAACAAGTAATGCTCATGCTGTTTCTACCAGTTCTGCCAGTGTTTTTATTGGTGGAGCATTGCAGCAGGTTATTGCTGCGTCTGGCACTTCTGAGGGACAGGTAGGTGATGATGCAAGTGATGTGACTATCTCTCAAAACGGATCAACCACTGGTGGTCTGGAAGGGACATGGATTGATGTCCTTGCTACTTCAACAACGACTTGGGTTGCAACAGGAATCTCAGTTGGCAGCGACACATTAGCGACTCCATTCGCTTAATTTTTTTTATGCACAAGGACGTGTTTTTCAGAGATTCATTATGAAATGGTTTTATAACAAAGAAAAAGATGGCGTTGTTGCCGATGTGCAGCCAGAGGGTTATCACTATAACTTTAGGGGTGAAAACTTATTGACACCTACTCGTGAACCGACAGCCGAGGAACTTGAAAAAGCACTAGAACTTGAGGAACTGAAGACACGATATATGAATAAGTTTGGTAAGAAACCGAATGGGCGATCAAGAGCTGATACCTTAAAAAAAGCGTTAGGCGATGATAGCTAATACGATAATTAATGCCGCACTTCGAAAATTACTGGTAACACCCAGTGGTGGTAGCCCGACAACAGCACAATATTCTGATGGACTAGAAGTGCTAAACGATATGGTTAATAGCTGGTCAGCGCAAAGAGATCTTATTTATGAGGATACGAAAGAGAATTTAACAATTCCTGCCGGTACTCAATCGATAACAATCGGGCCGACAGGAGATCTTATTACTGGACGTCCACTAAAAATAACTGTCGCTACATTGCGTGACAACAACATTGATTATGTCATGAAGTTGATTAGTGAGAGAGAGTATCAGGGGTTCTCGCAAAAAAATAATGTTAGTCGCCCTTATCGTCTTTATTATCGAAATACGTGGCCGAATGGAACAATGTATTTTGAATACACGACCGATCAAGCTTATACGTTGATTTTAACATCAATGAAGCAGCTATCGACTTTTCCTGATGGCACTACCGATGTGTCATTACCTGATTATTACGAGCGAGCATTAAAAACAAATTTAACCATTGAGCTTGCTGATGAAATGGGTGCGGGTAATCGTGTCAGTTCAACGATGTATAAAATCGCTGATGAATCTAAGACGGCCATTATTTCTCAGGCTCTTGACGTTGTTCCTGCTTTTACAGAATTACATTCTCATGGTGTGTACAACATAGAGGCAGACGATTATTAAACTTAACGCTGCTGTTAATCTGGATATACAGGCTTTTAGCGGTTCGGGCATTACTGATTACAACACCGGATTAACTAATGTACTGATTGGCAGTAATGGAAAAGCAACTCAGCGCCCATCAATAAATATTACCGAAGATGGCCTCTCGATTACAGGTATCTTAGCGAGAGCACGAGGTATTTATTATTGGGAAGTGACAGCCGAGATCTATATCGTTAATGATAATGATGTCTTTGAAACGACTCAAGATTCGACTCGAATACCGGAAGCATCAGGGACTTTTTCATCGGGGACCGAGCGATGTACCATGCTCGAAACCGTTGGCACTGATCGCCTTATTATTTTGGATGCAGAAAATAATAAAGGCTGGGAAATGGATTCGCTTAAGAATTTAAATCAGATTGCATCAAATTTTCCAGATACTTTAGTTCATGGCGGCGCTGTCTTGGATGGTTATCTTTTTGTTATGGATGAGGATGGTATTGTTTATAACTCGAATGTTAATGATCCAACAACATTCAATGTAACTGGATTTATAACAGCAGAAAGAGAAAATGATAAAGGTATTTATTTAGCTAAACATCACGATCACATTGCTGTCTTTTTAACGAGGTCTATTGAGTTTTTATATGATGCATCTAATAGTGTTGGTAGCCCATTAAATCGAAGACAGGATATCTCTTATCAGGTTGGTTGCGCATCAGGACTAAGCGTCTGGGAAGATAACGATGTTATTTATTTTTTAGGCACAAACTCGTCAGGTCAAATGGGCGTATGGAAAGTTGAAAATTTTCAAGTATCACTTATTTCATCTGACTCAATTAGTTCTTATTTAACAACTGGTTTAACTCAAACGGGATTAACTGTTCGGTTTGAGGGCTTGTCTGCAATGGGACATCGAACTTTATTAATCACTGTTTATACATTAACCGGCGCAGCTCCGGGTTTAATTAACCCTGAGATTACCCTTTCGTTTGATTCTCAAACCGGCTTGTGGGGATTTTGGCAAACGGATGTTAACTCAAACACAACTTTTCCTTTAATGGCATGGACGAAACGAACTGGTGGTCATAATTCAACTGTCGCGGCAAGAACAGGTGAA